CTTTTTACTATCCATATTAAGCTTATCTTTACGACCATCTAATAAAATATCACCAATTTGATCTTCCATATCACGATTAGTGTCTTTAGTAACATTATTAATTAAACTTTTAGCTTGCCATTTTGTTTCTTTACTAACATCTTTTTTCTTTCCACTATAAATATCTAATATTTCTTGTTTATCATATCCTTCTAAAAAACCATAATTAGATTTTTGTGATTTAAAATTTTTCTTAAATAACTCTTTATATTTATTTTGCTTCATTTTATGAACTTCAATCATTTCTTCTAAATTACCTTGTGCTCCAATTATTTCATTTTTATTTAAATCAATACCATAATTATTTTTAAGCATTTTTTGAATATTACCAATTCTTTTATTATATTTTTTATCATCTTTCCATGTCCCATATTGTCTCCCTCGAATAATAGCATTTTTAGATTCTTTAGAATTAAGACCAGTTTTTCGATTATTAATATAATCTGTAATCCATTTAAATTTTTGTTCATTATTTAAACCATCTAATGTATCATGATGTTCTTTATAAGCTTCTTGCATATATTTAAATGATTTTTTATCTCCACTTAACATGGCCATATTTTTAGCTATATAAGGACTTGTATTATTATTAATTAAATGCCTATCAAATTCCCTTTCTTTTCTATTTACCCCTGTTAATCCTTTTGTAATCATATTATCAACTTTACCATCTAATGTCATAGAATATAATAAATCAGCCCCAGCTGCTCCTAATGGATTACCACCAGTTAAGGCAAACCCTAATGCTGAAACTAACATATTATCCAATTGTTTTCCTACAGCATTAGTTACATCTCCTTTAATTTGATCACCTTTAACATAATGACTTGCCACTTCAGCACCACCATAAATAAGATTATCTACTACTCCCATATTAGCTAATTTTGATAAGTTTTTAGTAGCAGTTTTATTTAAAACTTTACTACCTACTTTTTCAACTGCAACAGATCCTCCTAAACTACCAGCTGTTATACCGGCTTGTGTTGCAGCATTATATCTACCTGGATATATTGGTTTGGTTTTATTAATATCTGGTTTATTTGTTTGTTTATTTTGAGGTATTTCTTTTTGAGATATTTCTTGAGGTTGTGATTCAGCATTCTTATCACCTGTCCCCATTGCAATAACTTTTCCTTCATTAGTTTTAACATCACTTGTAGATATTTTTCCATTCCCTTTTATAATAATTGTATTATTTCCATCAATTACAACTTGTTTATTTTTTATTTTTGCAATATCTTCTTGTATTTTTCCCTTACCTTGAGCCTCATCACCAAAAAACATTTTTCCAGCTTTATATCCACCATATCCTAATGCTGTTATTGCAGCAACAATTCCAGCTGCTTTACCTCCATTTTTAGCTGCTTTCCCTAATATTGAAACAGCTTCATCACCAGACTTAGAAGCAGCTTTACTTGTTGCTTTACTTTGTAATATATCATCAATCTTTCCTAATATTTTACTTTGTGTTTTAGAATCATTACTAGAAAATAATTTTGTAACTAATTTACCAACTGTTCCTTTAAGAACACTACCACCAATCTTACCACCGGCATATATTCCCCCAGCAATTCCTAATGAAGCCATTGGATGATTAGAAACTCCTTTAGCAACACCACTACCAAGGATATTTTCATATATTTTATTTATCCAGTCAGCCGTATTTTTAATAGGGCCACCCCATTCATCATACATTTTCTGTATATAATCGCCCATTGTTTTTCCAGCTTTATTCTTTTTATTCTCTATATCTGCCTGTGTCTTCTTTTGTCCTGATTGTTGTTCTGCAGCTTTTTTAATTTTTTCTTCAGAATCTAAAATTTCTTTTCCTTCTAAGGCTCTAGTAACATTTTTTTCAAATAAATTCTTATCACCATTCATAAACATATCAGTTAATATATCTGCTTGTTTTTGTCCTACTCCTTGTTTTTGAAGAGTGTCTTGTACTAAATATTTTTCCATATGTTCATTTCCGCCAGCAACCCCTGACATCATTTGTAATTGAGAATCTAGTATTTGACTCATTTGTGATCCATAATTTTTCCTTATATCACCACTAGCATCGAATTTATCTATGCCAAATGAAATACCTTCCCACATATTATCAAATAATCCAGATTGCATCCCAAAAAATCCTAATCTGCCTGGACTTTGACTTAATTGATTAATTGCTTTTCCAGTATCTTGAGTTATTGCTTGGGCTTGTTCAAATCTCATACCTTTATTTAACATACTATCCATCATGGAAGCGGCTTGTTCACCATGTATACCTGTTTTTCTAAATTGATCTGATAATTCTGCTATTGAACCAACATACTTTTCAACTGGTACATTTGCTTCATTAGCAGAGTGAGCCATTTTTCTAAAAGTCGTAGCTACTTGTTCTACCCCCATCCCTAAATCTTTATAAAGAGTTTTAAAAGCTTTAATTTTTGTATTATCAGAAATATTATACAATTCAGATAAAGCAAAAGTTTCTCGATTTAATTTTTGCATATCTTGTATTGATTGTTCATCATTCATTCCATATTGCCCACCAATATTTTCAACTAGTTTTTTATAACTTTCATTATATTTTGATTGGTCAATCATACCATTACTAATATCATGAAAATGGTTAGCTTGATCTATAGTGCGCTCTCTAAGGGCTTCATCTGTACTTTTTATATTACCCATTCCTAACTCACTTTGAACTGTTCTAGCCACCCTGTCACGTCTCTGTATGTCTTTTTGAATAGATTCTTTAGTGTATTGCATTGGAGATAATAATGGTATAGATACTCCAATAGTATTAGCAATTTTTTTACCTTTTCTTTGTAAATCATTTTTAATACCTTCAACTTTTTTTGTTAAATCATTAAAAGTTTGAAATACATTAGATGCTTCTTCATTAATTTCATTTAATGATTGTTGAGTATTATTTAAGGTATTATTAATATCCTCTAAATCTTGAGAAGTATCATTATCAATATCAAATAATCCTGATAGACCTTCAGATAAACCTAATAATTCATTATTAGCAACTAGTGAATTATTTACTATTTGATTAATTTGTTGAACCATATTTCTAACATGTTTAGGTAAATTATCTAATTCTTCTTTATCAAAAATATTAATTTGTTCTTCAAATCCACTAGCTTTTTTAGATATTTGTGTATTAAGCTCAATTAAATTCTCTAATTGTTTTTGAGCAACCTCAATATCTTCATCATTTTGTGTATTAATTGCTTTATTTACTGAGTCCATAATTTCTTCTTTAGAACTTTGATATATTTTTATTAAATCATCTATATCAATTAATTGCTGAGATACTTGTTCAACGTTAACTTTATCACTAATTTCTTCTCTTTCACTTTTAGACATTTTAGTAGTTTTAACTTGAGCTCTATTTTTATTTTTTTGTATATTTTTCATTCGTTTATTATATGAATCTTGTATTAATTTAACTTTATTACGATTAATATTTTTTTGATCACTATCTTCTTCTAAATATTTATCTCTTTGTAGTTGTTGATCCTTTGTTTGATAAATATTATCTTGAATTTGTTCAGCTCTAATATTTTTTCTATCATATTTAGCTTTTTCAGATTTATTTTGTATATTATCTAATATTCCCTCTAAGTCTTGACTAATCATACTATATTCATCAGAGCCAGTATCAGCTTCAATGGTTTTAGTATAATTTAGTAAATTCTTAATAAAATCTGAAGCTACTTGAATATCTTGTTGAAAATCTTTATATAATGGTTTAATTTTTTCCATTATTTGTTGGTTTTGTTCAGGATTATTTGAATCATACATAGTACCTTTAAAATCATTTAAAGTATCAAATTTTTTATTAATTACCTCATTAAAGTTAGCAAGTAATTGATTATATTTTTTCTTAAATTCTTTAGGATTAGTTAAAGTTTCTGCTCCCATATCTTTATTTAAATCATTAATATTATTTGATGAAACACCAGCTTGAGAAAATAATTGTGGTAAATTATTTTTAGATGATAATATATCAATAGTATCTAAATCTTTTAAACTATCTAATAATTGTTTAACTTCTCCTTGGGTTGATTTCATTTCATTAGATAAACTTGAAATATTATCTTTAAGCAAATTAACATAAAGCCCAGCATTTTCTAAATCTTCAGTTTTACCTAATAATTTTTCTATTGCCTCTTCAGGATTATCTACATTATTTATACCTTTTAATTCATCAACAAAATCCTCTAATTCCCCTGTAGCTCCTCCAGTTAAAGAAATAATATCACTTAAAGCATTACCTAATGTATCAATACCTTCAGAATCTACATCACCTATATTATTTCTTAATTTTTCCCAAGAATTACTTAATTCATTAATATCATCAAAAACAGTATCAAAAGATTTAGATATTTCTTCTCCAATTTCAACAAAAGCCTCCCTAAAATCATCAGGAAGGCTTGCACTGCCTACTATACCATTTGTATCTTTAAATACTTTCTTAACAACATCATTAACATTATTTATTTCTTCTTGAATATCTAAAAATTGATTTTCAATTTGTTTCGTATCAGCATTATTTTCGATTAAATCATTTAATTTAATTTTTTTATTTTCTATATTACTAATTTGTTCACCTATCTTATCACCCATTTCATTAATGTTTTTTATACTTTGTTCAACCATTTCATGGGCAATAGGATTATCAATTGCATCTATGTCATTTTTTAATTCATTTATTTTTTTTATACTTGGTTCAATTGAACTACTAAAATTATCTGTTTTATTAATTAAACTATCAAAATACCCTTCAAGATCACTAATAACATCAGCAGCATCATTCATAAAAGATGAATCAGCTATATCATTTAATGTTTGTAAATAACTATGGGCCCTTTGTTCAGCTGTTCTAAAAACATTACTAGATTCAATTTCATTATAATTTTTTAAAGTTTCTTTTAATTTATCATTAATTGTATTTAAAGTACTATCCATATTAGATTGATTAGCTTTTTTATTCATATTATCCATTTGTTTAGTAACATCACTTAAGTTATTTCTAATATGATTTAATAAATTATTAATATTATCTCCTGTTTGGTCAACATTTTGTAACTTCTCAATTAATCTTAATATTTCTTTTAATTCATTACTTAAATTACTATTTTGAAAACTTTCATTAAGATTATTATGTGATTTTATAAAATTATCTACTGCACCCTTTAACTTACCATATTTATCAGTAAGTTCATCAATATTCTTAGCTTGTTGACCATCTTGGTCAACTGTGGTGGTAGTAGTTTTACTTTTTTGTTTGTTTTTAAATTTATCACTATCAAAATATCCATCACTCATATTTTCTCACCACCATTTATTCATTATATTCAAAATAATCTATATCATCAGGGTCTATACCATGATCTTCTAATTCTTTTATTACTTCAGGATCATCTAAATCTATATCATGTAATTCTTCAAAATTATTCTCACTTTTATTATTATCATCAATGTTATCATTATCTTTTTTATCTTCTTCATTATAATTTTCTTTTAATTCACTATCTTTATTTTCTTCTTGGTATTGAATTTCTTCAAATTGTTTTACTCGACTTAAAAAATCATCTTTTGATTCATTAGGATTTCCAACTTTATCACTATCAGGAAGTTCTACGAACTCAGTATCAGTATTAGTATCATCATTATTATTATTTCCTAATACTTGTTGTAGTTCTTTTTCAAAAGAATCATTTACAATAGTACTTTTTTCAACTGTATCTTTTTGAACACCAGGTTGATTAATATTAGAGTTAGATTGTTTCTTATTTGATTTTATATTATTATCTTCACCATCTAAAACACTTTTAGCAAGTTCAGGATCAATCCAATATGCTAAATAATCCAACCGAGTCTTCCATTTATCTTCACTTTGTGATTCATCTTCTAAAATATTAAAATAATACCATAACCATTGAGCATCATTCATTTCTTTAACTCTATCCTCGGTTGGTAAAGCACTAACAGATTGCATAACTTTATATTTAATCCTACTAAAAGTGTCCTTGGTTAGTTTTTTATTTCATCTACATCATTTAAGCTATCATCTTGTTTCTCTTGTATATTTTCATATTCTTCATATAGATCTTGAATTAATGGTTGTTGTAAACTTTTAACGAATTCTAAACCTTCTTCAACATCATCAATTTTAATTCTATCAACCTCTTGTAACGAACGACCTAATATTTCCATCTTTAAAGCCAATAATCTTGAAACAGTATCATAGTTTCCTGTAGCATTACTCGCTTCTAGCTGTTCTTCAGAATTTAATGTTTTTAACTTCCATTCCTTACCATATAATTCAACCTCTTCCTCAACATATCCTAAAAATACTAAATCTTTTAAAGCATCTTTCATTACCTATCACTCCCTTATTTTATTATTTCATTTAAATAATATATTTTAAATTTTTATTTATAATTCTTTATATAAATAAAAAAGGGATTTTTTAAAAACCCCTTCACCATTTAATAAATATCAGCGTAATCAATTGTTACATCTTCCCCTACGGTGACATCTCCAACTTTATATGATTTTTGATAGCTTGATAACCAACAATCAATATAACGATCTATATAATATTCATCCGTCCCACCTTTTTTCTTAGTTTTTACTTTAATTTCTAATGGAACCCTTTGATCTTTTAAAGTATTAAATACTTGGTCAGATTTCATTGTTTTTCCACCAGTAGAACTAGTATGTGAGTTTTTATCTTTAGTCGGGCTGGCACCTTCATGTATTTTTTTACCTAATGGATTATATGGAGTAGCATCTTGAGATAATCCTAATGCATTCCAAATACTTGAATTATATAAAGCTATTCTACTTACATTTAATTGACCACCTTTAGTATTTTGTGGAACAGCCTGAACTACCCCTTCCCAACCAATTGCATGTAACTTTTTAATCTGTCTATTTTCACTAATACTAAATGATTGAATCATTCCTACAACTGCATCATTAGAATAAATAAATATATTCGTTGATGTCTGTAATAATTCATTATCATCTGAGCTATCAGGATTTACATCATTATCTGTTGATCTAATTTCATTTTGACTAGCTCGATGAGTATTTAAATTTTGATTTGTACTAGAATCTGTAGGCATTAATATTCACCTCCTTCATTATAACAATCTATTTATGATCCTGAAATATAATTTCCATGAACATCACTATATTGTATTGTAGCTTGCTCAGAAACAGTAATTTGATCAGCTGAAACAGTTTTTTGGTAACTTGACAACCAACAATCAACATAAGTTTCTTTATATTTTTCACCGCCACTACCATCATGTGAATTAGGTGGTAAGGTTGTTTCTACTACAATTTCTAATGGAACTCTTTGGTGTTTTAATGTTTTAAAGGGATTTGATCCTGTTGTACCACTAGTAGAACCACTTCTATTAGTAAATTTACCACTATCAGTCAATCCTAATGAATTAAATAAATCTGCATTATATACTGCAAGCCTTTCTACTTGTAATTGCCCACCATCAGTATTTTGTGGAACTGATTGAACAACTCCTTCAGTACCTAATTCTTGAACTTTAACAATATCTCTATTTTCAGAAGGAGTTAAAGATTGAATAAAACCAACCCTCATACCATTTGATTTGACATTTATATTTGTTGAAGTAGTGGCTAATTTCCCACCTTGGGGGTTGCCACTATCATCAAGCATTTCCCCCATTCCCGAAGCTCGGTGGGAATTTAAATTACTATTTTGATCTTCATGAAACTTAGCATCTGCCATTAATATTCACCCCCTTATTTATTATATCTTTTAAACTATGCCGTTGCAGCAAATCCAAATGTAATATTAATGTAATTTAATGGATATACTGCCTCAATTCTAAAATCAACATTTATTTGCCGAGGATCATTAGGATCTCTTTTAACTTTTAATCCTTTTACTCCTAAAATAACTTCTTGAGAAATAAATTGATTTAAAATACTTTCAATTGTATATTTAACTTCACCAACAAGGTTAGGCATATTTTTACGACCAACATATAATTCATCAGTAGCATCTCGACAAGCATCTATAACATAATCCTTAATTTGAATAAGAGTAATTTCATTAGAATTAATATCAGCAGTTTGAGTAGTAATTCCATGTCGTACAGAAATAGTAGTTCCTTTTTGTTGTAATACTAAACACCCAGAACTTGCAAGGCTATTCATTTCACTTTCTAATAAATTTCTAGAAAGCTTCTTAAATCCATTAATATTTTTCCTAGTCAATGGTTCTGCAGGATCATTAACTAATCCTAAAGCTGCCACAGCAACTGCTGGATAACAAGCTGGTAAAGTTCTTTCAACTATATTACCAGTTCTTAAATCTTTTATTTCTTTTATAATCTCGCCTGGTGTAACATAAACTACTCTTTCGTAAGAATAAGATTCTGCTGTTTCTTTCATACCTATTGTTGGATCAGTAGCAGTTTTGTTTTTAGTAATTGCTTGATTTCTTGAAGCACCTAAATAAACCATTCTTTCTTTACCTTGTTCAGGAGAACTCATATAATTAACATGATTTGTTGCATAAGATCCTACAAAAGGTGATTCTGTTAATGGAACAATTGTATTAACATTATCAACACCTGGTAATGCACGCTTTAATTTATCAATTGCTTTTTTCATTTCATAATCTGAATCATTTTTAGCTTGAACACAAATAATTGGATTTACTCCATTTTGATAAGCAATTTCCGCACCCAATGATAATGAATTAATTACTTTTCCACTAGCTGTTACTTCATAATTTCCATATTCATCAACAACATCATCATAATCAAAGAAGATTTTTGGTTTATAATCTTCTTCAGCTTTTTTATATCTATATGTTACATAAAATACTTCACCTTCAGCTGGAGCATTACTTACTTGTCTAGCTGTAGTTTCTATTGTAATAGTATCTCCATCAGTAACATTAGTTGGTAATTCTTCAAAAATAAATGTAATTCCTGGAATAATATCTAAATACTCTGCTTGATCCCCAACTGTTCCTGAATATAATTCAACACTACTATTATTATCTATAATTTTAAACTGTTCACTTGCAGCATCTGTTATAGTAATATCATAAGTATTAGTTTCAACTTTTTCTTGATCAATTGTCATTAATGATTGAATTTTATTTTCTAAATCTAAAGAATTTGGATTTTGTATTGCAATATTTGGTTCCTCTTCGGTTTTACCAGCAGTAGTTTTAACCATTATATAATCTCCAACAGAAGTTGCAAGATTACTATCATTATCTAAACCAAATGTACTATCAACTTTTAACTTAATCCCCGGTATAACACCAAATTTAAAACTATCTTCAGCACCATATTCTCCTAATACTTTTTGTGTTTCTTGATCAATTACTCTATATGCTCCACTTCCCATTCCTTCATTCTCATTAATATAAGTAATTTCAATTAAATATTCTCCATCTTCAACGAAATGACTTTTATTAGCATCAACCATTACTTCTACATGATCATTAAATACCTTTGAACCTTCAGTTGCCATTTCAATTTTTTCAACAGCTGGCTCACTATCAGTTAACATATCCCAACAAATATATTTTTCATCTTTTAACTCAAAATCTTCACCTTGAGTGTAAACTTTATTATTAGGATTTCGTTCCCCTTCATAAATAGGTTTAGAACTAATTGATTTAATTTCAAACACATTTGAATATCTTAACTCCTCATATGGTTTATCATTACTTTTTCGTATAGCTTCATTAAATATATCAAAATATTTTAATCCTGTACCAACCAAAGCCATAACCCTAGAACTTCCCGGATTATTAGCAGGACCTGGTGTCTCTACAAATCTTGCATATGAATTCGGTGATCTATAAGGCATATATTAACCCCTCCTTTTAATTATTTTTAATTTTCTTCTTCAACTTCAACATTAACTCTAACATCATCAGTATTATCTGTAAGTGGAACATCTTCATACCATTCCGAAAATACATTCATACTAATTGTTGAAACATAAATATTATTTGAATCATAAGCTACAGTTGATTCTCCATTATAGCTCATATCTTTAACTAAAACCCCTTCTCTTTCAATTTTTCTACGCAAATCAAATCTTAAAGCTTTTGTTGTAATATCAGTTAATACTTCTCTATCCAATGTACTCCTTGTTGCAATTTCTAATGTAAGATTAAAATTATACATTCCTCCATACTTATACCCTAATAAATTACCATCCCTTTCATCTCTAATCTCAAGGGCCATATCCCCTAATCCACTAGTTATCATTTGTCCATTAGAACCATTAACAATAATTAAAGGGAATCCTCTTAAATCTTCAGGTTCAGTATCATATATTCTTATATCTGTATAATGATCTTCTGATAATTGAGGGGGTATATCATGTTCATAATTTTCTTCATTGTAAAAATACCTTCTTAAATAAATAATTATTATATCTTTAATATTTTTTAATGCCCGTCTTTTGATATAACCACCCCCTGTGATTTTTTCTATTTCTACCATAAAAATATAAGATATTTTTTATTCTATAACTTAAGTTAAGATACCTATTAATATCAAATAAATTAAAGAAATCTATCATTTTTATAGGGTGAAGGTGAACTATAAAAAATGTACACAAAATAAAAAAAGAGCCTTTCGGCTCTTTTAAAGAAAAAAATATTCTTTTTTATATTCCTTTTAAAACTTTTTCATTTCTATAGAATATATTTTAGCAGACATATAAGATTTATTTTTATTATATTGACCAGTAAAATTTAAAACTCCTTTAATATTAGATTTTGTTTTAAAGATATATGATAAAGAAACTATATTACTTGATCTATTTTGTCGTTTATAAATATATATTTTTCCTTTTACTCCATATTTTTTTATAACCTCTTTAACAGTTGATCCTTGAGTAATTCCCCTATTAGTTTTTAAATGGATTGCTTTTTTATTATTTCTAAAAACACTTGAAAATATTTGATCAATTTTATTTGTTTTTCTATTTTTTGTAATAATTATTAAAAATGTCCCATAAGATTTAGTTTTATAATTTTGATTATTAAAAGTATAAGTTATCTTATTTGAATTAATTTTTTTAGTAAATAACCTTTGATACCTATCCATTATTTCATCAAGATTATTAGAATTATTTTTTACCCATTTTTTACTTCTCTGTTTTAATTTACTAACACTATTTCCACCTAACTTAATTCCACTTATAATTAAATCATCTTTTGAAAATTCAATTGGTTTTTGATAATTATATAATATTTTATAATTATCTCTTTTACTACCTTTAGCATATCCTATACTACTAACTAATAACATTAAAATTACTATTAATATTAAACCTTTTCTTTTGTTCATTTTTATTTCCCCCTTTAACTATTTTTTAAATATTTTTTATAAGGAGATGAAATATTAATATATTTAATTATAATAAGTAAAACAGTAATACTACTTATAATTTCATCTACATAAAATAACTTAAATATAATTAAACGATCCCCAGTTAATAATATCATTTTAAAATATACTGGATGAATAAGCATAAATAATACTGCAAAAGCTAATAAAAAACTATTAATTTTACTAAATACATGTAAAATATAAGCTATTTTTTTATGCATTTATATCCCTTCCTTTTTTGTTTACAATTATATTATATCATCTTTATATGAATTTGTAAATATTTTTTTAAATTAATTTGTCACAAATTTCATTAATTTTATTTTTATTGTTTTTAATTATTTTTTTTCCAATTTCAATTAAATTATTAATATTTTCATTACTTGTATCATCCATTGGATAATTTTTATTTGAAATATTATTTAATCTATAAAATTGACCATTCATATTGTTAAATAATTTTGTTGATATATAATTATCAGTTTTAATTGTTGAATCTAATAAAACATCTTTAATAGGATCAATCCATTCTATTAAACCCCATTTTGACGAATTATTATAATTATATTTCTCCATTGTTAATGAATTTCCAAGTGATATAAATAATATTTCTTCATTATTAAATAACTTTTGAGCCTCAATTAATCCTATTAATAAGGGATTGTTAGCAAAAACACCTCCATCAATTAAAACTTTATTATTATATTTTACAGGTTCAAAAAATGTTGGAGCAGCTGTAGTAGCCCTTAAAATAGTCTTCATTGGTATATTTTTAAATTTATGTTTATATGATCTAAACAATACTGGTTGCATTTTTTTTATATCAAAAGTATTAATCATCACTCTAGTACTTGTATTTTTTAATAATTTGTGATTAAAATATTTTTCACTAATATCTTTTAATCCTTTTTTTGAGTATTTAGGTCTTAATAACCCAAATAAACTAAATGGATTTTTTTGAAAAATAGTTGTTCCATCATCAATATACATTTTTTTTATATTATCACAATTATATTGTACTTTTCCATTATTAGTAACAGTTAATCCTAAAGTAATCATTCCACCAGTTGATGTTCCAGTAATTAAATCAAACATATCTCCAATATTTTTATTAGTCTTTTTCTCAATTTCTTTTAACACTAAAACTGAAATAAGACCTCTCATACCTCCTCCATCAATTGATAATATTTTTTTCATATAAAACCACCTCTTTATAAATTAGGGTATAAATCTTCTCTTTGAATATTATATCTTGAATCAGTTTGATCTAACTCTTTCATTTGTAATTCTTGGTGAAATAAAACACCAGCTGCATGATTTACATGGGAACTAGTTACAGAGAAAATGATACCTTGTGGACTAATCAATAAATCCCTATTTTTAATTTGTTTTGTTGAAATTGTCCAAGCACCAGGAGTATGATTATGAACAAAACCTTCATCAGTAATTTCCATACTTTTTTGTGCTGGTTTTTGTCTTACATATAATTGAAATTGCGGTTCATATCCACCTTCATATCCAGTCCCAAAACAAGATGGACAATCTCGATTACCTGATTGACCTCTTACACCATCATAACATTTACTACATTTTTTACCACTATTTTTTCTTGTATATAAATCAAATAATTGACCTGTATTTTTTAATATCCATAAGTTTCTTTCATTTATTTTTTTAAACCATTTATTTGTATTATTTACTTTATACATTTCAGCTGAAGATAATTTACCTTCTACCTTATCATTATTACCACAAGCTATTGCCGAAACTTTATACCAATTTGTAACATTACGATTTAAACTTATCTCTTTATCTTCAAAACGATTTTGATTTAATGGTTTGTTATTAAGTTTATAAAATATACCATTTGGAGAAGACCCCCTATAAATATTATATTTAATAGTATCAACCTCTTTAGGTTTTCTCACTTCATTCCATGTTACAATTAAATTTTGATGATTTTTAGGGTAAGAAATATTTATATTTTTAGGTGGTGGCAATTGTTCTTTATTTATTTGCAAATCCATACTAAATCACCTCGTTGTATTTGGTAAAATTGTTCTTTTAATGATTCTACAAATCCATTATTAGGATCAAAATTAAAATCATTAAGTATTTTTATATCTTTTTTATTTTGACGTATTCTAATGTCATATACCCCTTTTTCTAATGCAAACTTATATTTACCATTACTATCAGTTTTAATATAAGTAATTACTATATCATTTTTAGTAATGATAATTTCGGCATTAGAAATAGGATTATTATGTTCATTTAACATAACCCCCTGAATTAAATTTTTATCTGTATTATGAAATTTAATAACATCTTTATTCTTTTCTTTTATAGTTGAATCTACTAAATAATAAAATTGATTTATTAACCCTTCTTTAACTTTTTGATTTTTAAAATATTTAGTATATTTATCATTATCAACTTTAATTGTATATTGTCCTGGTGGAACAAATACTATATATTCACCATTACTATTCGTTATAGCTCTATCTATAATGGTCTTTTTACCTTCATAATCTTGATTATTTTTATTATCTACTACAAAATCTTTAATAAAAGTTATCCTTGTATTTGATACTGGAATATTATTATTATTTTTTGAATCATTAATAACCCCTTTTACTGGTTGAGGTCTATATTGTTCTTTATCATTTATATCTAACTCTTTATTTCCATTTGTTAAAATAATCTTAGTATCATCTGAATGTACAACATCAATTAAACCATGAAATGTTCTTTTAGTTGATCCACCATGAATATCAACAAAGGCATGAAATAAATTTTTTGTCATATTAAACCTCCTTTATTGTATTTGTTTATTTCCTTGTTTTATAATATCACCTTCTTGATTAAATTTCTTTGCACTAATAAAAATATTATTATTTTTATTAATTGTCATAACATATTCAAATTCCTTGTATTCTCTACATAATTCATAACCAATATTCCATGATACAGTTTCATTATTATAATTATTTAATAAAACTCGTGCAGTTTTATATTGAATAGGTTTTATTTTATATTGCATAATAGTTTTTTTATTAACTATATTAAATTCTTTATTATTAATAAAAAAATTACCACTAATACAATTAACTCCATATTTATTTTTATTATTTTTAAAAAATATCTTTTTAATTGAATTGAAATTTATATTATTAAAATTATAATCATCCTCTTTTATTATATTTCCATTTAAATATTCTACTATCCATTTCAATATTATCCCTCCTAACTATAATCATAATAAAAAGCAATTGTAAAATTAAATCTATCTGTTGGAATATCAGAATTCTTTGGTAATATAATTTTTGTTTGGATTTTAGCATGATCACCTATTCCTTGTATAATCCCTTCCCTATCCGGATTACTAGTACCTGTTACATCAGTAAACATATTATTATATTTAGCCCCTTTAAAATTCTCTTTATAATTATCACTTACATTGTTAAAATATAAAAATGGATCTTGCAAATTAAATAAAGCATTATCATAAATTGGTTTACATTCTTCATTAGGCCATACTGTTAATCTACAATTTACTGCATCTAAACATTGTATTTCCCTCATTCCTGCATTAAAAGCTGGCTCATTATTCCAAATATCTAACTCAACAATATATGATGATTCTCCCCCTTCTAATCCATTACACTTTCCATAATACCAAACATTATTTTCTAAGGCATCAGTTGAACTTAAAATTTCTTCTCCAGTTTGATTATCTATTACTCTTCCATAATAAGACATTCTAGGTTGAATATCAGCCATAATAGCACCTCCTTATTATTTTCTAATAAAAAAATACAAAACAAAAGTTATTTTATTTAAATTTAAATATAAAAAAAATCCTACACAATTAAGTGTAGGATAAAAATAATCTTTATTTTATATCTTTTTAATAACGTGTATAATCACCACGAGGTTCCGGTGGATCTAAATATTCTCTTTCATCATCAATTGTTGGTATTTCATCACCATTATCTATTATATATTGTACTATTTCTGTATGGAAAAATTCATCAAATTCATCATCATAATTAGGTTCAAGTTTATCAGCAAGGAGATCATTAGCTTTATCTTCTCCATATTGCTTTTTAAATTCATCAAATAAAAAATCTTCTATTTTCCATGCAATATCATCACGTATAATTTCTTGTTCTAATTCATGATCATCTCCACCATTAAAAAACCACCCACCAGGGTTATGCTGACTAGTTCCTTCTTCATATTCCCAATTAGAATTATCAGTTAGATATTCATTTTTTTCTCTAAAAATAATTTTGATGCTTGACTTAAAACTGCTTCTTTACTATCAGGATATTCATTAAAAAATTCTTTTATAAATTTTACACCTTCATTACCAGCCATTTTCTTTAACCTTTTAGCAATTCTATTCATTTATATCTCCCCTTTAAAAATAATCATGAGCTTTTTCAATAATATTCCATCTTTCAATTCTATCATAAACATATTTTTCACAATTATAATTTTTATAAACATAATTTGCTAATTTATACATTTCATCATCTGATAAATTAATATTTACTCCAACTTCTTCTTCAAATACATTTAATAAATTAGGTAATGTATAATTTTCTAATACTTCTAAAATAATATCTGAATAATCTTCATCCCAATCAGCAAGATAATCATTCATATACCCTATATCAGGTTCAGCTGGATGTTTTTCAGCTGTATTAATAACTTGTTCCAATATTTTTTGTTGTAACATTTTATCAGAAGTTCCATCATCATCAAAAACATCAATAAATAATTCTTCACCATAATAATCTTTCAACTTATTATTAGTTAACAATTCTTTTGTAGTAGTAATCTTATTATCAGCCATCTTTTTTAATCTTTTAGAAATTCTATTCATACTTTCAACCTCCTCCTTTTTCTTTTGATTAAAATTATCAATTCTTGGAACAATATATCCTTCTCCATTTAACATTTTATACACAGTTGCACAAGAAGGACATATTTTAAATCCATCTTCTCTAGTAAGTTCATTATTACTACATTCAGGACATCTATCATGCTTAATATCAGCTTGAGATAGCTCATCTAATTGTATTAAATTATAATTATTACTTAATCTCTTCATTTAATTAATCACCAACTTTTAATTATCTTGAATATTGATATATTTTATCATAAATTTGTAATATTTCATCTTCATTTAAATCATCAATACTATTTTTAATTTGATTTAAAATAGATTTAGCTGAATCTTCATCTAATGAATCGAAAGACTTATCTGGATAAAAATCCATTTTAGTGAGATCTGTTACAATATCTCTAACATTCCATTCATTTGTTTTTTCTTTCCATTTTATTAATTGCTTTAGAAACTTCATCTTTAATTTCCTCAAAAGACATTTTACCATCAGATATTTTTTTTAATCTTTTAGCAATTCTATTCATTAAATATCTCTCCTTACTTAATATTATTATATAACAAAATATTCCTAATATAAACATTTTTTAATTATTTATTATTTAATTATAATATAAAATAATATTTTATTTTTATTATACATTTAGTATATTATCTAAAATATTATAATTAATAAATGATTATTAACGGTATGTCCACATTCTTGGAGCATAACTTCTAATTCTAACTGAAGGAGCATCATTACTAACCCCTGCAGCTCTAGGTCTCCATGCTCTCTTAATATCTTTCTTAAGTTGAGTATAACTATTTAATAATGTACTAGCAATATTTTGATAACCTTGTGATAAATTAACAGATAAAGAAATTCCATTATCTGAATATGAGAATTGTTCTCCATTTTGAAGGATTCCTTCAGCAATTAAAGCAAAAATAACAGCTCCATTAATAATACAAGCTTTCCATTCTTCAGGAAAACTTTCTAATTGAAATTGTGTATGTGGTGGTTCAGCATTAATATCTGCAACAGCTTGGTTTAAATATACCATAATTTGAGTATCAGACCAACGTTCACCACGATTTTCTTCAACTAAAGTATTTAAACTTCTCATTGTATCTTCAGGTAAATCTTTTAACATAACCCTTACTTGATGAACTAATTCTTTTTCTCTTTGGGACATAGGTTGTTCATCAAAATCATTAACTGATTCTAATACAGTAGCCATTTTATTCACCTCCTCTTTATTTAATATTTTAATACATACTTTTTTATTTAATATTCACTTCCTTATTAATAACAAAAATAATCTACTTAACACTTAGAGTTTACTCTAGATATTACTTCGACAACTTGCTTGGAGAAGTAATATCTAATTATAAACCTTTTTAAAAAGATAAATTTTTTGTTAAAAAAATCATCTCTTTTATATATTTATTATATATATTTATGGCTGTACTTTTTGAATCACACGAACTTAACTTAAAATAATATTATTAATATTTTCTAAAGTACTAAAATCAATATTATGGTTAAATTTCATCCCATTATCTAAAATATTATTATTTAATTCTAATTTATTATTAGAAACAATAGTTCTTAAATTAGACAAATCTGATATTCCATTATTTTCAAAATTATCTTGTGTTATTGAATTTAAATCTATTAAACTACCACTATCTAATGTTTTAATATTTCCACTATCTTCTAAAAGATATTTATATAAATTTTTATTATATGGTTTTAGTTGTTCACCTGATAATAAATCTATAGAATCAAAATAGTGATTAGAAGTACCTTTAACTATTAATTTACAAGTATGTTCTTTATTAGTTAAATTTTCTACAATAAAAAAAACTCCACATGATATAAGTCTTGTATTTAGAGGTTTAATACCATATGATACACCATCAATAAAAACTTCTATATTTCTATCTTGTGCAGTATTTTGATATGCTCTTAAAATTAAACCACTTCCAGTAAAATTAAATCTTATTTCATCTCCAGGGGTTGATGATGTAGCCCAATGATTATTCCATATATTATATCTATCTCTACTATCTGGATCATGTGACCAATTTCCAATATATTCTATATTAGAATTAGTATCATCAAATCTATCCCACCCTGATTCTGGATTATCTAATATATCTCCAAAACTTGCCATTTATATCACCTCTTTATTTTTTTTAATTTAAAATAATATTATTAATATTTTCTAAAGTACTAAAATCAATATCATGATTAAATTTCATACCATTATCTAAAATATTATTATTTAATTCTATTTTATTGTTAGAAACATTAGTTTTTAAATTAGATAAATCTAATATTCCATTACTTTTAAAATTATCTTCTGTTATTGAATCTAAATCTATTAAATTATTATTATCTAATGTTTTAATATTCCCATTATTTTTTAATAAAAATCTTATTTTTTCTAATTGAGAATTATAAGATTTTAATTGATTAGTATATAAACAATCAAAATTTACTCGTGTCATTGCAGAATTATTAAAATCATTTTCAGATAATACTGTAATTTCTACAAAATGTTCTTTATCTTCAAAAGAATCATTAGAATAAACAACCGCAGATGAAACATTACCGAAGCATGTTGCTATATTTCCTATATTTTTTCCATCTATTTTTAAATTAAAACCTGATGTATCATAATTAGCATAACATTTAATAGTTAATTTTGTACCAACAAAATTAAATTTAATCTCATCATTAACTGTAGTAGATACATATCGATCATCATTATAAAAATTAAATTTACTATCAGAATATCCATATTGCCAATCGCCAATGTAAGTAAAATTATTATTAGTACAATTATAAAGTGTCATTTGTATCACCTCTTTAATTTTTTTAATTTAAAATAATATTATCTATATTTTCTAAAGTACTAAAATCAATATCATGATTAAATTTCATACCATTATCTAAAATATTATTATTTAATTCTATTTTATTGTTAGAAACATTAGTTTTTAAATTAGATAAATCTAATATTCCAT